TTATGCCGCGAGTAGCTGCTTGGTGGTTAGCCGCTTTTGAAGCTCGGCCGGCGCCATCGCTCCCGAAAGCAGTCTTTCCAAATACTCGCCGAGCTTAGCCCATGCTGCTTGCTTCTCGTCGGCGTAGTCGTACAACTGGTAGTGGCGTCTGACACGGTTCTTGCCCGTGTGAATGGCGTGATTCTGGCAGCGGTCGATGATGTTTGGATCGATTCCCAGTGACTCCATGATTGTCGACCCCGTTCGTCGCAAATCATGAGGCGTCCAATTGCCGCTTTGGCCCTTGCCGAGCACTAGGGAGTTGTCCGAAGCGCGGCGTGCTTTGGACTTTCCGTTGAACATGGCTTGCCGATCTTTGATTTGCTTAGTAAAGGCCTGCTTGTACATCGGTTGGTCTACCTCCGCGTCATTGTCGCGGGAAGGGAGGAGCCAGCGGGATGATCCCGCCAGGCTGACGAGGGTCTCGAAGTGTTTGATTGCGAAGGGTGAAAGAAAAACCAGGTGGTCCCGCTTTTGAGATTTTCTGCCTTTGACGTTCGCCTTGGGAATGAACCAAGTGCCCTCTCTGAGATCGAGATGAGCAATTTCAGTGAGATGCAATTCACCTATCCGGCATAGCGTGCTCAAGCAGATCCAGGAAACTGCCTGCAACGCTTCGGAAGGAGGCTTCCTCTTTCGCTTGTCGTCTGAAGTGAGATACTGCTCCTCCAACTCGCGGTATCGGGTTTGGAGCTCGACTATCTCAATGGGTGGGAGAACGCGTTCGCGGACGTTATCCGGGTCGTAATCGTCTGCTAGGAGCACCCCCAGTTCAACCAGCTCGACCGGATTTCCCTCCGAAAGCAGCTTGCGCCACGGTTGGCGCTTCTCTGCCCAATGGAACATTTGACCCAGTATCTGGAAGGTCACCTCGGCCAGCCGATTGCAACCGCGGCCAACGATCGAGCGGATCACTCGCTCAATATCCTTCTCGCGAATTGATCGCACGGCAGTATCACCGATCAAGGGAAGCACGTCTTTTTCAACGATGCGCATCACTTCGGTGTTGCCGTCGGCCCGCTTTACTCCCGATTCCAACCAGCTTTTATACATCTCTCGGACCGAAAGGGCGTCGGTCGTGGCCGCCTCTTCAGCGGCGGTTACTGCGGCAGATTCAGCTGCCACGGCTTCCCGCGCCTGGGCTTTTTCCAAGTCGCGAACGGCTGACGGATTGCGGCCCGCCTTAATGTCCGCTCGCGCTTTGTTCCTAGCGGTGCGGATCTCGTCGAGTGTGCGCTCCGGCCATGAGCCGCAGTAGAATCTCTTGACCTTGTCGCCCAAGCGATAGGCATATCGCCACACCACGGCCATTGTGCCGCGCTGGATCCGGATCTCCCCAGTCAGGCCGTCTCCATCGGCCAGGTGATCGCCGGCCCATTCCGCCGGCACCGCTTCCAGTTCCTTGACGGTCCACCGCGCACCTTTTCCGCGTTTCGGGTATCTCGTCATAGTTCCTCAAATTTCTCCGTTCTTCTGTTCCAACCGCCATATGGGACAACATATGGGACAACATTTTTGCGGCTGTCAGCGTACATTAGCGAACGTCGACGAACAAGGAAATTCGTGGAAAGCCTTAGAAATCAGTCGGTTATTCGTTCGCTGGCGTTCGCTGGCGTTCGTGCGTTTCTAATTTGGGAGCAGAGGGTCGCGAGTTCGAATCCCGCCGCCCCGACCAATAAAATCAAGGCCGTTAGTGAGAGTGTTCACTAACGGCCTTTGTTATTTCTAGTGCAGTGGGGCAACTTATGGGGCAACCGGTAAATTTGCGGGGGGGCCACATCAGATCTGCATGCGTCAACTCTACGTTATGCTCTGGTCGCGCCGACGTTGGCCATACATACTGCGGCGCAGGGTACGTTGTCGTTCAATCCCGCCTACCCGGTATCCCACTGGGAAACGGTCATCCTGCCCGCGTACTGGGGCAAGTGGTAGAGGGGCTCTGGGAGCTCGGCTGCGGGATGATGAGGCGAGGCAGTGGGCTCGCATCTGACCGCCTGTGAACTGCAAAACGCGCCCGGGGGGGCTATCTAGCCTTGGCCCCGTTCGAGATTCGTTGCTAAACGAGACAGCTAGGCTAGCGGATAGGATTGCCTTCTTCCCGATCGTTTAGCGCGACCGACCAACCACCACAGAGTAAATTTGCCTTGAAATATAGAACACCGGCTCAACTTCTTAGGTGGGATGTGTTGGCCAAGGAGCGAAATCGCCGTAGGTTGCTCCGCTCACGCTGCCCCATGCAGGATCCTGGACACAAATATGTCCAGCCTAGTGACCGAATTTACGCGCCCGCAGTCGTCGGACTTCAAGGAGAGAATGGGCGAGACCTAATTAAGTTCATTCGCGCGATCCAGCAGCGCGTTATCGCGGGTGGGCAGTCCACTGTGTTGGATTTCTCTCGGACTAAAAAAATTTACGCTCCAGGTGCATTGCTGATGTATGCCGAACTGGACCGAGCTATCGCCTTGTCCACCCATCACAAGCCTATAACGGTCAAGCCACCGCGCCTTAGCCTTCCAAGGCAGGTTCTCAAACAGCTAGAGATCCCCGCGCTATGTGGGGACACGCTTGACATCGTGCCCGACAGAGATGACGTTGTCTTCTGGAGATGCACACGGGGAGCCGACCAGTCAGGCGAGGTGCCGGGAACGCTGATCAGCCGGGTCGCGGATCGGGCTAATGAGTTCATTGCACGGTCACTTCGTGCCGAAGACGTATGGCGAGGAGTGTCGGAAGCCATTATAAATACGACGGAGCACGCGTACTCAGAGGCTTTGGATCGGCAGGTACCTGCTCATCCGTCTAACAAGTGGTGGTTGCTTACAAATGTGAAAGGATCTAGCTTCACCGCTGCCGTTTGCGACACGGGGATTGGCTACCGCCGCACTACATTGCGTACGATCCCTGCGGAGTTCCGAGCGTGGGTCGGCCAGACGTTCGGAGGGCAGAACGCTGACATCAGCGCGATTCGAGCAGCCATGGAGTACGGGAAAAGCCGGACTGGCCTCGACGAACGCGGAAAGGGTTCTCGTGATGCTCTTTCCGTGCTGAAACGTCATGGTAGCGGGGAGCTTGCTATGATCAGCAATCAAGGTCAGGTGTACTACAAGCTAGAGGCTGGGCAAGAGGAGCCCGTGGTCGAAACCACGAACTTGCACATCGACATACGCGCAACCTTAGTGTGGTGGCATCTACCCTTAAATGAGGGTGCAGAATGAAACAAGTTAACGTAGCAAACGACTTTACCCGGTTTCCCTCCGGACGGTACAAAAAAAAGGGCGGTACAAGCGGCGAAGCGTTCAGAGAGCGCTTCTTGCTACCGGCGCTTCATGAACACCAATCAATAGAGATTGAGCTTGATGGAGTTCTGGGGTATGGATCCTCTTTTCTTGAGGAAGCGTTTGGGGGGGCTATCAGACAAGCGAAGGTGAAAGCGGATGAGTTTTTCCGCCTCATCCATCTTAAGTCGTCCAATCAAGCGCTAATTCGAGAAATTCACCAATACGTCGAAGAAGCTAGCAAGCGCCTTCGAAATGGATGAACGATCCTCCGTGGGCGTCATTGCGTTAGTTGCAGCAATCATCGGCTGGTACGTTGTCCATCGGCTGGCGATAGCACGCGAACGGGAAAAGTTCAGGAGGGAGGCTGTTGCTAAAGAGGCGATTGAGATTTGCACGATGACCAGCGCCCTTTTGGATAAGAGTATTACCTACCACTGCGGGAGCAGAGACGAAATCTTGGAACGCGAGCTCAAGAGTCTATTCGACAGGCTCTCGCTCCGGATCCAGCATTTACCGACCGTTCGTGACGCCATCCGGAATGTTCCCGCAACCTCTGCAGCTATTATGTTCAAGCAATCGGTTACGGGAATCCACTTTGAAGACGAACACGAGGAACCTCTGGCTCCCTCCGATGCCATTGTTGCTGGCATCCAAATTGCGGCATACAAACTCGAAGAAGAGCTACTAGGCATTCGGGCTACGGCATTCAATAGCTAGGACCTCAACGGCGTCGGCACGACATGCCAAGCGTCCAGACGCTTGCTCAGATCTGAAGGGGCCTCCCCCAGTTCACTGCTTCCCCGTCCGCATGTCCCGATGTTTCAGTCATCCACGTGGTGCCAATTTGAGCATTTTGACTTCCACGACAGCCACCTCCGGGTGGCTTTTTGCCAAAGAAAAAACCACCCTTTTTGGGGTGGCTGCGGTGCTAGCCAGGAACGGCTTATGTTGAGCCTCTTGTTCGCGTGATGGTCTGCGAGATCCACTCGTCGATCTCCGATTCAATCCACACAGATGTACGCCCGTTCTTGATGTGCGCCGGGAATTCGCCAATCTTGATCTGCTCGTAGATCTTGGTCTTGCCCATACCAACTCGGCTTTGCACCACTTTCAGCGGCAGAAGGGACTCTCCTTGCTCACGCATCAATGCCCCCCTCCTGTCTGTGGAACAGCGCTTCAAGATTGGAGCGAGCCTGACGTGCTGCGGCTGGATTCTTTCGACTCGGCGGTCGGCTTCCCCGTTGGCTATAGCTAGTCGAGACCGCCGTGACAGGAATGTCGGTTCCCTCGAGAGGGCTAGCCCCTGCGATGACTCGCCGAGCATCGTCCATGGTAGCGTTCCACCCGCGCACGTAGACCCGAATTTCCGCGTCCACGTGCTTAGGCAGTAATAGGCTCCAGACCACATCGTCCTGCTTCGTGAGCTGGTTGCGCTTCGTGTGGGCGCCGCAACCTGGCCACTGGCGCTCGAGTTCCTGGATGAGTAGGGCCCGCCGACGCTGGTTGAGGAGTTCGATGATTGTGATCATGCCGTCCTCTCCGTTGCAGGCGGACGCCCAGCCGTGTCGAGCAGGCTTCGCGCTGCGGCGGCACCGGCCTTCAGTTGCGGGTCCGCCGAGGCGTCCAGAATGCGCGTCGTGATCTCGAGCGCGCTTGCCAGTTTGGCGCAGCGTTCACGCATGGCAGCCGCCTCCGCTTTGGCCTCGGAGAGTTCTGCTGTGGCCTTGTCGTACAGGCGCGTATAGAGCGCGCGGCCGCGCACGGCCGCCGCCAACTGCTCGGTGGGAGTTCGGGGCTTATTCATCGCCGTCCCCTTTCTGCCTCCCTGGCTTCATGCCGAGGGCTTCCCGCAGCTTGTACCAAGCCTTATGGTCTTCGCAGGTGTCGGCCGTGATTGCCAGTAGCGTGCGCACGTCTTGGCTGATTTCGGGCGTGTCGAGGATGCCCCGGAGTACCGAGATAAGCGCCCGCAGGTTTTCCTTCTGTTCCTCCATGACTTCGAACCACAGGTGCGCGGTGAATAAGTCGACGCTGGCTTGTTTGGTGAGGGCGTATTTCATTCGGCGGCCCCCTTTTCAGCAGCGGCCTTGAATAGGTCGGCCCATTCTTCGGCTGACTCCGCCATCTCTCCCGACAAGTTGATGGCAATCTCGGCCATGTCCAGGACGTTCAAAATGTCCTGTTTGCCGGTTTGGGTGGCATACCGAATCACGCACAATACGGAATTGATCTGGAGCAGCGTTTCGACCGCACGTTGAAGTGCGTCTCCGGCCTCCTTAAGTGTTACGGGCCTGCTCATTCTGCATCTCCCAGAGCCTCGACGCGTTCTTGCTCTGCCCCCCATTCGTCTTGCATCTGTGGGGACATCGCATGCAGGTAGACGTCATTTTGTAGGTCTTGGCACCCGGGCATAGGCATACCGATCACTTGGAAGTTGACGAGCAGCGCGCCGATCGCGTCCAGAAAGTCGGATTGGGCGGAAGTAGGAACGAGGTCGAACGCTTGTCGCAGACCCGAAGGGAAGAGATAGCCCTCGGCCGCATCGGCCGCAGCGCAGAACAAGACGTGCCATTCCTCCGCGGCACGGAAGCCATCGATAGGGAAGTGCAATGTGCTCATGCTGCACCTCCGCAAACGCCGTTAAGCGCGATGCCGCTTTTGTCGGTGACTTCGACGGCGAGGATATAGGCTTGGTTGATCAGGCCTTCGCGCAAGTCCTTTTCCATCTCCTCGAAAATGAGAAAGCCGTTGCCGGTCATCATGTCCAGGATTGCGCGCAGCCTGGTCGAGATCTCGTTGATCTCCAGCAACGCATTGCTGGCGGCCCTGAACTTGGGATTGGGAGTGGCGTTCATGCGGCACCTCCCTTGCCGAGCAGGCGGTCCGACACAATGCTGTGCAGTTCAGCGAACCGCTCAACGTACCAATGCGGCTGTGTCTCCCGCGGCGATGCGGGATTGGTCAGGTTCTTGCCGTAGGCGAGACCTTTCTCTGTAATAGCCCAGAAGTGCTTCATCTTCGTAGGATTCGACCGACTGGTGCGCGTGCGCTCTTCGATCATGCTGGCGTCGCGGAGCAGGGCGTTGTACGCGGCGACGTTTGTTGTAATGCCGTGTTCCTTGAGCAGCGTTGTGAGCGATGCGGTGGGCATGCTGCTGCCCGCGGGACCGTCTGCGGCAGCGTCCACCACGTAGTCCGGCAGAAAAGAAGTGCCCAAGCGATGGCTCTTGGCGATGTGCTGCAGCATGGCAACCTGCGACGATGGCGACGGACGCAGCAGGCGCGTATAGCATTCCATGATTGCCAACTCGCCCACTAGCTTGGCCCCGACTTCGGGCATGTGAGCAACGCTGTTCATCTTCTGGCGGAAGTACCCATTCACCAGGTCACGCTGAACCTTCCAGGCCAGATCATCGGTGAAGCTCTTGACCAGCATGAGGTAGCCAGATTCAGTCAGCAGGGTGACGCCTCTGCCCTGGATGGGAACCAGCTTGTTGGCGGGGATTTCGGACGCGGATCGTACGAAATGCTCGCGCAGTTGCGCCGGTGTCATCTGGAGGTAGTCTTCCGTTTCAACGAAGCGCGCGCGGTTTTCGTTAAAGCTGCGTCGGGCCGTACCTTCGGGGCGCTGATGCACGCTGTCAACCATTGCGAGGGTGACGACGCGCACGCCATGTACCTCGACAACCGGGATTTCCGTGCCGTGGATGTGGATGAGGTGGTTCATTCGGCACCTCCAGCCGCAGCACGGAAGGGGGCGGCGAGTTCCTGGAAGCGCTCACGGCCGCAGTCTGCGCCGTTGGCGATATCCGAGGCGACGTATGCGCCCATCGCAGCGAGCTTGCTGATACGACCTAGCGCCGCCGCCGGGTTCGGGTAACGTTGATCCCTGACGCTCGCGTCAATCGCCTTGAGCAGTTCTTCCAGCTGCAGCAGCGCTTCGACAGAAGCCTCGATCCAGCACACTAGCTCGTTGTCCGCCGCAAGCAGCAGGCGGGACGTTGACGAATCGTTGACGGTCAACGGTGCTTTTGCTACATTGCGAGGATGAGAAATCCCCTCCGCGCCTTGCGGGCGGATATCTTGCTTGGACATGTTTGCCTCCTACGGCTGTCCGAGATTGAGGGCCGCAGCGTCAACTGCGGTACTTCCTAAGCCCCGGTCTGCGTCAACAGATTCGGGGCTTTGCTTTTGGTGGTGTACATCAAAAGCTGTATGGACGAACAATAGCAAATGATATTGTTCCGAGCAAGCAAAAAGTAGTGCATGCCCAACGCGCCCATTGTCACCGTCGGCGGATGGAAGTGCTACGGCGACTTCGGCCTTTTCGAGATATGAATTCCGCCCCGGCGGAAATGAGGATTACAACGTCAGTCTTTCGCCCAGGCGGATTTATCTCGGCTGGCGATCAATATCCGCCTGTACTCGACGCCTCCCTTGGCGGGCGGGTAAGGCGAGTTCGCACGGATTGCGCGATTGACGTTACGAGAGTCCAGCGGGCGTACGCCTCGGGCCTGCAGGAATAGTTCAATCGCAGCCGGTTTGGTGGCGCGAAAAGCATATCTATTCGCTATGCAAAGTCGATAGATCAACAGGCGAACGGAGGCTGTTTCGTCCAAGCGAAACTGGGGAGGCAACGCGTCACTGATGTAGCGCAGCGGCTTTTTCATGGCAATCAATGTTCGACGTTCCACGCTGGCGGATACTGCGCGGTCGGTGTGCTGTTGCGCGACCTGATAATGGCTTGGAGGATGGAAGGTCTCCGATAGGGCCGTTAAATCTCTCAGCGCTGCCGCCCCGTTCTGAATCCGCTGTTCAAGGCTCTGGACGTGCTTGTAAACCTCAGCCCAGCGTCGAGGTGCATCAGGTTCAAGGTGGTACTCCTGGAGCGCGCCCAATACCAGGACCGCCCAACGAAAGGCAGTTGGCGTGGTCTGGTCCAGGGCATCAACTATATCTCCGGGATGCAGCGGCCCGGGAGTTACTTCAGGTGGCACATCGAAGGAGTGGCCCAGCCCGCTGAGAAAGCGTTTAGTGGCTTTGGTGTCGGCTTCATCGGGCGGAACAAGGGCGAGACTTCGTGTAGCGCTCTTGTATGCTGCGTCTATCCACGGATCGTTCAATATTGCTGCCACGCTCGCGGAGCCGCACGCATGCGCAACTGCTGCCAAATGATCCGCGACAAACGGCGCGGCGATGACTTCACGCTGTTCTTTCGGACCACGGCGTAATGCGGACGCGATCGAGGTCAGCTTCTCGCGCGAAGGAACCGCTGCCAGGTGTCTAAGCGCTTCCTCAAATTGTCCTGAAGAAAAAGCGGGCATCCGAAATGACTCAGCGGTAGTAACGGCGGTGTTCGACCATGGTTCCAATAATCACCAGTTCCTGCCTGTCGCTAAAAAACGACGGAAAGTCTTCGTTCAGCGGAACAAGTTCGAACACGTCATTGCCATTAGCGTCCAGGCCTCGGGGGCGGTATTTTTTAAATGTGGCCTCCTCCCCCCCGTTCATCGCCACAACGAATGAACCCGGCTTTGGGGCCACCTCTTGATCGACGATGATCTTGTCGCCCGGCGCAAATTGGGGCGCCATGGAACGACCCTGAATCTCCAGTCCGAACGCGCGTTCCGAGAGAGGAATGTCGGTCAGCAGATACTCAAGCGCCTCACCGCAGAAATGCGCGCCGACCTCCGTAAGCTGGCCGGCTTGCACGTAGTTGATCACAGGCACGCGCCGACCGGCACCGGAGCCGGAGGTGGCAAGCGGAGCAGCACTGAAGGGTGGCGCGTCGTCAGGCCAGTCCAGCCAACCTGCCGGCTTGCCAAACGCTTGCTCAATCCGGGCCGCCATTTTGCTTCCAATACCGCGCACGGGTGAGCTACCTGCAATCTGCCAGGCCTGCGAAGGAGATATGCCAACCAGCTCCGCAAAGCGCGCCTGTCCGCCGGCGGCCTCCACGAGCTGTTGAACTTTCTTCAAGCGGTTTTGTGAGCGGTCCATGAGGAGATTCTCTCAGAAATTTATCATTTGCTACACTATCATATGATTGATTTAATCGATATCTTTTGATATTGTTTAGCTATCCGAACAAGGTGATAGCTCATGACCCTCCAGGACTACCTCAATAGCCTAAGCCCCGCAGAACAAGGCGCATTCGCTAGCCGCTGCGGCACTTCGGTTGCATACCTTCGCCAGGTTGCCTACGGGAACCGCCGCTGTAGCGAAGGCCTCGCTATCTCCATAGATCGCGAATCCGGTCGACAAGTGCGAATGCAGGCCCTGCGTCCGGATGTGGATTGGGCGCACCTCGCACGGGCGGCCGCCCATGGCTAACGCCGACACCACTCTCATCGACCGCGCCGAAGACTCCGGGGTTTCGCAGTCCACCTACAACGAGACGCGACAGATGCAGCACCGCGGTGTGAGCCCCTGGCTATTAGGCAATCCAGCAAGCCAATCGGCCAAGGAAGGGTACGTCGACCACCAAATTCTCAAACCCGTTCGTGCGGAGATTGGCGTTGTGAGCTGGAATTGCGAGCGCGGTGATCGTATCCGGGCCATTCGCCTGAAGGCGCCGCAATTCGCGGTCGATTTCGGCCAATGTCAACTCGGGGGCCCTGGCCGCCAAGTCACCGAATTTTTCTCGCTGCACGGCGCAGCGGACGGCCTTCTGTGCGGGGCGGATTTCTCGCTCGAGGTATGCCGCAGCGGCGATTACGCCGCCGATGACTCCCGCAACGACCCCGCGACCGCCCGCCACTGCTGCGACTGCGGCAGAGCCGCCAACCATATTGATCAACGAAAAGACGCTATCGATCCGTCGATAAAAGCGTTCGTTCATGTCGTTGAACGTCACGCCATAGAGGACATCAAGGACCGCCTCGGCGTGGTTCCTTTCAACGGTCGTTATGGCCTGCTGGGTCGTCATTCCGCATCCTTTGAGGTTGAGGCTGCGGCGTCGGATTGCGCCGCGGTGGTGCCTGGTTTCTCTTTTCCATGGTCAGTCCCTTGCGAGCAGGTTGGGGGTGTGGGAACCAACATTCTGTCACAAGTGGACTCGACCGCCCATATCGAGCCGGAGGGTGTTGCTTCGAAGCACTTCCCCGGCGACACCCGGACGCCGCCGGCGCCTGGCGCTGTCTGGATTGGCCCCGAGGACGTGTAGCCATGAACACAGCCGTTTCGATCTTGATCCTGGTGGCCGCGTTCACGTGGCTGCTGATGCTGATCGCCGGGTGTTGCATTGGCCTCTGGCTGCTGTGGCGCCGCCGCGGACTGCGCAAATGGATCGCAGATTTCGATCGTGGCCTCGAGCGCGAAGAGTGCATCCGGGCGCATTGGAAACGCCGCTACGGCGCATAGCCGGGCGGGTATCAGTGTGCACACGGCTAGGGTAGCTCCCGAAAAGACGGACTCCTCCACCCGTCCTGCCGAAGTGCCTTCTCTGTGGAGTGATGGAGGTTCTATGACCCCTCGCATGATCGTGCCTTTGCTGCGCTACACGGACGCGCGCGGCACGGAAAGGGAAGTTTCCCTTGTGCAGCACCAGCCCGATCAGCCGCCCCGGATCGTCAGCGGCTCAGGCCCCGAAGCGATCGATGTGCCGCTGTCGACCTTGTTCGGCGTTCAGATCACGCAAGACCCCATCCGCCAACTGATCGGTGACGGGCCGGAGTTCGCAGAACTGCCCGCCGACCGAGTGCGAGAGGCCGCTGCCCTGGCGCAACGGGCGCTGCCCGCGTCCGCCGGCAGGTTCCGCGTCGTGTGGGTGCCCGACGACGGATTGCCGTTCTGAGGCGCGCATTGACACACGACAACGCATCGCCGCAGGTCGAAGAGGGCCACACACGCCTCGCAAATGAGTTGCTGGAGGCAATGTGCCGTGCCGGCTTCTCAGCGCGCCAGTGGGCCGTCGTGATGGCCGTGGTGCGCAAGACCTATGGCTACGGAAAGAAGAGCGACGAGATCGGCCTTACTCAGTTGGAACAGATGACTGGAATCGCAAAGACCCACGTAGGAAAGACCGTCCGCGAACTGTGCGCCGCCGGCGTATTGCGCCGCGACACCGGCGTCCATGGCTACCGCTTGGGCGTCAACAAGCGATATGGCCAATGGCAACTCGCTGCCTTATCAGGGGTGACCAAAATGGTCACCGGAGTGACTGAATCAGTCACCCCCAATACAGTGACCAAAACAGTCACCCCAGTGACCGAATCGGTCACTACTAGCGGGGTGACCAAATCGGTCACTGGGGGTGACCAAAACAGTCACGGGGGTGACCAAATCGGTCACAGTGACCAAATTGGTTTTTTAGGGGTGACCGATTTGGTCACCACAAAAGGATATAAAACAAAAGAAAGAAAACACTCTCGTACCATCCTGTCGGATGGCACGTGTGATCAAGCCGTGCCGGCACGTCAAAGCGGTGGGGCAGATGAGCCTTCGCCGGAGTTCATGACGGCGTGGTCAGCCTACCCCAAGCGCGAAGGTGGAAACCCGCGTAAAGCGGCATGGACGGCATGGAAGGCTCGGGTTCGTGCCGGCGACGCTACGGCGCAGGAACTGGTCGAGGCAACTCGCGGCTATGCCAAGTTTTGCGATACCGGGAACAAGACCGGCACTCAATTCGTGCTCATGGCCAGCACGTTCTACGGCCCTGGTGAACACTGGCGCGAATGGTTGCCGTCGACGTCTGACACGGCCGCAAACGCACCTGGTGGGGTTAAGCCGTGGTACGCCGTGGTCGGGTTTTCCAACCAGTGGGAAGCGGAGAATGCCGGCTGCACCGAGGGCAACCGCTGGATGTGGGAAAACCGGCAGCGGGTGCGCACTGAGCAGGATTGGCCGGCTTGGAAGGCCAGCCAGGCTGCTGCACGGGGGGCGTCCGAATGAACGCGCAGGAACTGTCCCGCCGGCTGGCGGACTCGGCCGCGACCGTCGCCGCGTACCTGTTGCCCGGCGGCAAGAAGCACGGACGGGAATGGAAGATCGGCAACGTGTCGGGAGATGCTGGCGATTCGCTGTCCGTTAGCATCAGCGGTGCAAAGGCGGGAGTCTGGTCCGATTTCTCGGCAGGCATCGGCGGCGATCTGTTGGACCTGTGGATGGCGGTGCGGCGTTGTGACCTGCCCGAGGCAATGCGGGAAGCCAAGCAATACCTGGGCGTGCGCGACGACGTTCCGCTGAAACCGCCCAAGCGCGAGCCGTACAAGCTTCCGGCCAAGCCCCAATGTCGGACGCCGAAGGCGCGCGTGCGCGAATGGCTGATGGGCCGCGGCTTGACCGAGGAAACCATCACCGCATTCCGGATCGGCGAACAGGAGCGGCGCGACAAGGTCTACGCGATTTTTCCGTACCTGCGCGACGGCGAGCTGGTCAACACGAAATCCCGCAACCCGGACGAGAAGAAGGACATGCTGCAGGCCGGCGGCGCCGAGCCCTGCCTGTTTGGCTGGCACCTGATTGACCTGAACGCGCGAATGGTCGCGATCTTCGAAGGCGAGATCGACGCCATGACAGGTCACCAGGTCGGCATTCCGTCTCTGTCGGTCAACGCGGGAGCGGGCAATCACCAGTGGATCGAAAACGACTGGGAGCGCCTGCAGCAGTTTAGCGACATCGTGCTGTGCTACGACAACGACGAGGCTGGGCACAAGGGCGCGCGTGAGGTGGCCATGAGACTGGGTCTGGAGCGCTGTCGCATCGCCACCTTCGGCAAGGCCAAGGACGCCAATGAGTACCTGACCGAGTACAAGGCCAGCGGCGAAGACTTCGAACATTGCATCAAGCAGGCGCGAGGGCTGGACCCGGATGAACTCCAGCAACTGGCCGACTTCATGCCTGCCACGCAGGCGATGTTCTGGCCCGCTCACGACGCGCCGGCTTACCCCCAGCTTTCATTCTGTGGCCGGGCCATGGACTGGTGGGAATGGCTGCCGGCGCGCGTCAGCGTGTGGACCGGCATCAACGGCCACGGCAAGAGCCTGATGCTCAGCCAGGCCCTGATTCCCGTGATGCAGGGCGACGTCCCGGTGTGCATGTTTTCGGGCGAGCTGACGCCGGCTCAGCAGCTCAAGCGCCTGGCCAAGCAGATCACGGGCATCGACCGGCCCACACCGGCGTACCTGAGTGCCGTCCAGAACTGGTTGCAGGGCCGCATGTGGATCTTCAACGTGGTCGGCATCGCCGGCCTGGACCGGCTGCTGGAGGTTTTTGCCTACGCCGCGAGTCGCTACGGCTGCGGCCACTTCGTCATCGACAGCCTGATGATGCTCGACGTACCTGAGGACGGCCCGGGCTCCATGACGGCGCAGAAGACGGCGATGCGCAAGATCGTGTCCTTCGCACACGCCACCCAGAGCCACGTCCACCTCGTCGCTCACCCGCGCAAGGCGAGCGACGAAACCAAGGCGCCGGGCAAGCTGGACGTCGCCGGCAGTGGCCACATCACGAACGGCGCCGATAACGTGTTCTCGGTCTGGTCCGCCCAGAAGCCTCCCGGCGAAGACACCGATACGCCCGATGCGCGGCTGGAAGTGCTCAAGGATCGGGATGATGTCGGCCGCCGCAAGATCAGCCTGTACTTCAACCGCAGCACGGGCCAGTACACGCTGGATGATGCCCGCCGCTCATACCAATACCTCAAGTTCAGCCAGGAGGCACGATGAAAGACCTATGGGTGCTGGAATGGTCCCATGAGGCCAACACGTTCCACGTTCAGGAGCTGAAACGCTCGATCGACGGCTGGCGCCGCCATTTCCTTGCGAATTCGGCGCCGAATGACTGGGTGCCGATTTTCGTGGGCACCGAGCAAGAAGTCGATGCTGAGGCAGAACGGCTAGACCAAATCATGGTCGCGCGGGCGCAGATCCGACGAGAACAGAACGGCGCGTAAGTTCGAAGCATTTTTCAGGCCTTTGCCGAAGTGGTGAAAGGCCTACCGAAGTACAACGCCGCCACCCTCGCGGGCTTGGAAGGTGTTGCGCTTTACCGAGGGGGCCGTCCTGGACGGTTCCGCGGTTGAGCTTGTGGCGCGGCTGCTGCGCGTCCCTCCCTACAACCCTGGAATCGTTTGAAGGATAGATCATGCTCGATCAACAAATCGAAGAAGCCTGGATGGAGGTTCCCTACGAGGAACCGAAGCCCACCCAGCACGCCGAAGCCGGCCGCATCATTCAGGCGCAATTGACCAGCCTTGCGGCGTCCTACGCCCCGTGCCGCTGCTGGCGCTGCCGCGGGGGCGTTGCGCTCGCCGACCGTCCCATGTACGACCGCCTGCTTGCCAAGCATCTGATGACGCTGGGCGAAGTCGAGCGCGGACAGTGGGTGCTGATGTGGGCCGGCCACCCCCGGCACGGTGCTGAGGCCCGCGAGCAGCTCTACACCTGGCTGCGCATCGTCGGCGGTAGCAACGAGCCGGAGCCGGTGTACTTGCCCGATGCGAAGGTGGAGGGGCTGTGATGGAGCGCACAACGCCATTCCCTCGCCTGGCCGTGGCGCTGGACTACGCCTTCAGCGACGAGCGCCATACTGCCGCGCGCCCTGCGATGGCGCGAGCAGCCGACGCCCGCTTGGGTGACCCGGGGCCGTTCTCCGGGATCGACGGCGCCGCCGAGACGGGCACTGCCCGCAAGTTCCTGGAGAAGGGCCTATTACCGTTGCACTTCGCTGTCTTGCGCGCCAGGTACGGTCAACGAAAGTCGCCCTGCAAATTCTGCGGTTGCGCAGGTGACCACCTTGAATGGCTGACTGCCATACGGGCGCTGGCGAACGAATTGGCGGAATTCCTCGCCATGCCGAGCGTCAACAGCGAAATGCGGCTGGACCTGCTGCGCCGCCTTTTCGAGGGAAAAGACGGTGTAGGGTTGGAGGATCTGGCGAAGCGGCATGATTGCAGCCTGTCCACCAGCAAGCGGGCCAGCGCCAAGACGGCGAGCTGGATCAAGGGTGCGCGAAAGGCCAAGACGAGCGAGCCTGCGGTGTACGGAATCGAGCAGGGGGCGCACGCAGCCGCCGAGAAACTGTTGCGCGATGGTGGATTTATTCCTTAACCCTTGACGCGAGAACTTTTCGGGTTCAAAATCCGCTCTATTGGATTTCCTCAGAAGTCCGCCCAGAAAGCCCCGGAATAGAAAGCCGGGGCTTTATGCATTCAGGTCATGCTCTTCTGTCTCAACGTCATTTCTGCTGTTTTCGCTCTTACCGCGGCTGGCCTTTGGGCTTGGGCGTCGGTTCTACGCGTTCTCTCGGACTACTCCGGAGACGTCTCAGAAGATGCAAAGTACCTGAACTTCCGTGGCGGCCAAGGCCCGATTTCACGGGACCGCGATGGCAAGTGGGTGGATGTTGTCGCGACCCTTCGAAAGCAGGGCAGGGTCAACGCTTTGGCGGCAGCGTCGGCGGCGTTGGCCGCTCTATTTCAGGCAGCCGTGGTAGCCGCCCCTTTGTTTATGCCTCCGCTGAATTAGCGCTTGCGCGCGCCTTAGCGAATGCTTCCTTAGTTGTAGAAAAAGCCCCCATACGGCAATTCCGATGGGGGCTTTCCTTTCTAGCTACTGTTGGTTATGGCAGGCAAGTGCCAGCGCGGCTTATACCGGAATTACCTTGATACCGGTCTGAATCTCAAACTCGAAAGGAATGATGTCGTCACCTACCGAGAAAATGATCGGGGCATCGGCGGGCTTGACGAGCACCACGTCGTGTCGAGGATCAACTCTAATTTTCAGAACCTTCGCAATGGTCTCTCCATCTAGAGAGGACCGCATCCAAACGGTCGAGGTCGCATCGACGTGCAAGCCAAGTTCGCGTCCGAGGATGTCAATCGCTTCTTGCAACGCTCGATAGCGCTGATCGTAGCTCTCGCGATCCTTCTCATTGCCTAGGCGGTAGTGAATCGAGTAAGGCGTCATTTTTCAAGCATTCCTGATTCTGTTGAGGGTTAGTCAACCTTCGCTGATGAAGGCGTGCAAATCACGCTCATCTTATCGAGAGATGAGAAAAAAGGCGGCGACAGCATGCGAATCGCGAGTTCGCGCGCTGTCAGCCGAAACACGGACGAGGCCCGTGAACGACCCAAGGCCGCCCCACCTGTACAGGCGGCGGCCAGTTTACATGGACGCTCACAAGTGGCAAAACCGATCATTCCCTGGCTGGGTGGCAAGCGCCGCCTGGCCGACAAGATTCTTCCCCTTTTTCCCAAGCATTCCTGCTACGTCGAGCCATTCGCGGGCGGGGCGGCATTGCTTTTCGCCAGGTCGGAGCCGGCCAAGGTGGAGGTGCTGAACGACATCAACGGCGACCTGGTCAACCTGTACCGGGTAGTGCAACACCACCTGGAGGAATTCGTCCGCCAGTTCAAGTGGGCGCTGACCAGCCGGCAGATGTTCAAGTGGCAGAAAGAAACGCGGCCCGAGACGCTGACTGATATTCAGCGGGCGGCCCGCTTCTACTACCTGATGCAGAACTGCTTCAGCGGCAAGCTGGAGGGTCAGACGTTCGGCACCGCAACGACGGCGCCGCCGGGGCTGAACCTGCTCCGGCTGGAAGAAACGTTGTCCGCAGCCCACCTTCGCCTGGCGCGTATCTACGTGGAGCATCTGCCCTGGCTGGATTGCGTGAAGCGCTACGACAGGCCGCACACGCTCTTCTACATGGACCCGCCCTACTGGGACACGGCCGGCTACGGAGTGGAATTCGGCATCGAGCAGTACGCGGCGATGGCTGATTCCATGCGGTCGATGAAAGGTCGCGCGCTGGTCAGCGTCAATGACCATCCGAAGATGCGCGAAGCCTTCGCCGGCTTTTCCATGCAGGTGCTGGACATCCGCTACACCGTCGGCGGGGGCGGGGGCGTGCCGCGCGCCGAGCTGCTGATTCAGAGCTGGGCCGGCTGACGGGCTTATCTATTCCGAACCTTTGCCACCGAGGGCTGCGCGTTGGGTATGACGCGCGGGGTTGGGATCATCGTCGCCGGGCGGTGTGCAGTTGGTGGCACCCGGCAAGATCATAGACAGGAGAGGGCGCTGTGCTTGACATCAAGATCACGTCCAACCTGAAAGACGTGCTGCGCCGCATGGATGCATTCACGGCCAAGCAGCTGCCGTTTGCGATGGCGCAGGCCATCAACGCGACCGCGGCCCGCGTCCAGGCCGCCGAGCAGGCCAACATCAAGTCGACCTTCGACAACCCGACGCCATTCACGCAGAAGTCGGTCGGGGTCAGCAAGGCTCGCAAGTCGTCACCGGTGGCAGTGGTCTACATCAAGAAGATCGCGGCCGCCTACCTGCTGCCCTACGAGACCGGCGGCGTCCACAAGCTGAACAGCCGGGCGCTGCTGAATCCCAAGGGAGTGAAGCTGAATAGCTATGGCAACCTGCCTCGCGCCGCTATGGGGCGCCTGAAGGCAAGGCCGGACGTCTATGTAGGCTCGATACGCACGCGCAACGGCCAGGCCGTGAATGGGGTATGGCAGCGCGTTGCGCCCAAGCGGGCGCGTGGCGTGAAGGCAGGTGGGCGGCGCCAGGCGGTGACGACCGGTCAGCTGGCAAGCCAGCAGAACCGCGGCGGCCATCTGAAGCTCCTGATCCGGTTCGGCGACGCCTTGCCCGTCAAGAAGCAACTGAACTTCGGCACGACCGCGCGCGAAGTGGTCGAGCGGCATTTCCCTGGGGACTTCGACGCCGCCTTGGCGCAGGCCCTGAAAACTGCGAAGTGAGAAACCACATGGAAAGCATGACCTCGATTACGACCGCCCAGCTGCGCGCTGCCGTGAGTGCTTGGGAACTGGACGTGCGCGCCGACCGCGACGCATTCGTGCAGGACGGCGAGGCTCGAGCGCTGCCGCTGGGCGAGCAGGTGGACGGCGTCGTGGCGACGATCCTCGGCTACGCCGCCCGCTTCAACCCCGACGGGTCCCCTATGGAGGGGTAAGCACCGCGGGCATTGCGCGCCGCGTTTTGTGCCCAGCGCTGGGGTGCTAAAGGTGTTCGCACCCTGTTCGCTCCCCCGCATAAAACAGGCCTGGAGCGCGTATCTATGCGGCTCTGGCGCATTTTCGGGGTGCGAACACCTGTTTGCACTGGTGTTCGCATTTTGTTCGCGCCGTCCTGTTCGCGCCGGTGGTCGGGACGCAATAGCCATGCGGGCTTGCGGTGAGTTTGGCCGTAGCAATTGCGTCTGAAATTGGGGCGCGAACAGATCAACAGGAGGTGTTCGCACTGTGGCAAAAGCGGAAAAAGGCCTGTCTATCCGGGAGTTCGCCCGCCGGGAAAGCTGTTCCGACACGCTGGTGCGGCGCGCGATCACGCAGGGGCGGCTGAAGGCGAAGAAGGATGGAACCCTTGATCCGGCTCTGATCGGCTCGCCATGGCGCCAGGCCAATGCGACGGCTTCGAAGGCCGCAGCAAAGCCGGCGCGGCCGTCGGCGAATCGACGGCCGAGCGAACCCGAGGGGGGCGGCGACGGAGCGCCTGACGACAGCAATTCGCTGGAGGCCGAAGCCGCCCGGATGTTGAACGAGGGTGAGGGGGTCGACTACGCCGAGGCCCTGCGACGAAAGGAGAACTGGCTGGCGCTACTGCGGCAGCTGGAATACGAACAGAAATCCGGGGCGCTGGTGGAGCTTGCCGTGGCCCAGGCCGTACTTTTCGAAGCCTCTCGGGGGCAGCGCGATGCGTGGCTGAACTGGCCCGCGAAGATTGGTCCGCTGCTGGCCGCCGAACTAGGGCTGGAAGAGGCCGACCGGGTCACCGAGGCTTTGACTGCGCATGTCCACAAACAAATCTCACAACTTGGCGAACCCGCCGCCGACTTCAGCACAGGATAAGCGGGCCGCCTTGCTGCGGGCTGCTCGCCAAGGCTGGACGTCGCCACCGCGGATCAGCGTGCCGGACTGGGCAGACCGCTATCGAAAGCTGGCGAAAGAGGCTGGCAGTACCTCGGGGAACTGGTCGACCAGCACGGTAGAGGTCGCGCGAGGTCCGATGCTCGCGCCCACCGAACCCGGCGTGCATGTCATCACGGCCATGGTCAGTACGCAGATGCTGAAGACAGCGCTGCTGGAGAACATCTTCGGGTACTTCGCGCACCTGGATCCATGCCCGATGCTGCTGTTGCAGCCGAAAGAAGATGCTGCCGAGCAGTTCAGCAAAGAGCGGATCAATCCGATGGTACGGGTGACGCCCGTGCTGCGCGAACTGGTCGGGTCCAGCAAGACGCGGACCGCCGACGAGACGCTGCTATTCAAGTCCTTCCCGGGCGGGTTCTTGGCGCTGGCAGGCGCCGGCAGCCCCGACAACCTGGCTCGCCGTCCGGTGCGGGTGATTCTCGCTGACGAAGTGGACAAGTACCCGGTCACCCGAGAGGGGGACCCGATTTCCTTGGCGGAAGAGCGTACCGCGAGCTTTGGCGCCAACTGGTTGTCGGTGCGGGCTTGCTCGCCGACTGTGCAGGACGAAAGCCGCATCGAGAAAAGCTATTTGGCGTCAGACCAGCGGCGCGCCTCGGTGTGCTGCCCCGGCTGCGGGCATCGCCAGTTCTTGGATTTTTTCCGACACGTTGACTGGAAGAAGCGCAAGGACGAAAAGGGCGTCGTCCAGGAACATTTCCCCAAGACAGCACGGATTTTCTGTGAGGCGTGCGGAATGGGCTGGTCGGAGGGCGATCGGCTGCGGGCCTTGCAGACTGTCCGGTGGCACCAGACGCGGCCATTCAGCTGCTGCGGTCACCGTCATGTCCCGCTCGAAATTTACGACCGAGCCTGGCGCGATGCTGAAGCCGCCGATCCTGGCAGTGGCGGCATCACCGCAGTGGATGCAGTGTGGGATTGGTGGGCCAGCGATCGCCATGCTGTGTACAGGGTGAAGTGTCCGGAGTGCGGGACCTGGGCCGTTGATAACCAGCATGCCGGCTTCCAGGCCAGCAAGCTGTATTCCCCTTGGACCAAGGATAAGCCGGCGGACATTGCGGCAAAGTGGCTTGCAGCTAAGGACGATGAGGATCTGAAGCAGGCATGGTGGAACACGCAGATGGGTCTGCCCCACCGTGCGCACAGCGGTAAGGACCTGGATCTGGAAACGCTGGCTGCGCGCGGTGAGCTTTGGGCTGCCCAGGTTCCGTTCGGCGTTGGGGTGCTGACTGCAGGTCTGGATGTGCAGCCGGACCGCGTTGAGTGCGAGCTGGTCGGGTGGGGCCGAGACGAGGAAAGCTGGTCCATCGACTATGAGGTGTTCGAAGGCGATCCGGAAACGCCTGAGCTGTGGGCGCGCGTTGACGCTTACCTGCTGAAGCAGTGGTATCGCCATGATGGCCGGCCCTACAGCGTATCGGCAGCGTGCATCGACTCCGGCGGTCACAACACGCAGCGGGTGTACGAATTTGCCAAGGCCCGCTTGGGTCGCCGGGTCTACGCCATCAAGGGCGAGTCCGCGCGGAATGGGCAGCGCTCGCCGGTTTGGCCTACGAAGGTGCCCAGCCGACGAAATAAGGCTACCTATCGCCCAACCATCATCGGCGTCAACACGGCGAAAGACACGATTCGGAACCGGTTGAACAAGGAAACCCCGGGGCCTGGATTCATGCACTTCCCGGCGGACCGCGATCTGAACTACTACGCGCAGCTCACTTCCGAGCGGATCGTGGTCAAGGAAGCGAGCGGGCATAAGTACCGCGTGTGGGAACTGCCGTCGGGTCGAGCCAACGAGGCGTTGGACTGTCGCGTCTACGCATATGCCGCGCTCTGCGCGTTGATCCACTTCGGTCTCAAGCTGAATCGATCCGTCGAGGATCTGGCGGAGTTTCTACATGGGGCACCGCCCTTGCCGGACGGCGAGGTGTCGGTCGCGCCGACGCCAGCGACTGGCTCGGGCCATAGCGGTCCTACGGTACGGGTCAAGTCGGCAGGCTCCGGGCGCTCGCGGGTGAGCAAACTTGCATAACGAGGTACGCCATGAGCGTTTATGACGGAATGAGCAGGGAGGATATGCAGGCGCGGCTGACCGCCCTGAAGGCCGCCTATTTTGAACTCCTGATGGGCAAGCAGGTGGCCGCCGCCAGCTACGCGCAATCCGATGGCTCGAAGTCGGTCACGTACAGGGCCACCGACTTGAGCCGTCTCCAGGGTGAAATCGCCCTCCTGCAGAAATTGCTCGGCATCGTCCCTCGGGCGCGCCGGCAGATTAACTTCGTGATGCGCTGATGGAAAACTCAATTTCTATCCTGGACAGGCACGGTAAGCCGTTGCCCGCGGTTCGCCGCCTTGGGACCATGTTGGCGCCAGGTGGCAACGCGCCATATGACGCGGCTGACCAGCACGGTGGCCACGTTCGCGATTGGCATCCTTATCTATCCTCGCCGGACGGTGAGGTCAATATGTACCGCGACCGCCTGGCGGCGCGGGCACGAGACCTGATCCGCAATGATGGCTGGGCGACAGCTGCGGTGATGCGAACCGTCGACAACGTCATCGGGCCGGATTTTCGACCGATCTCCAAGCCGGACTATCGCTGGCTGCGGACGGTGACCGGCATCAAGGCGTTCGATCACCGCTGGGCGGACGAGTTCGGCCAGGCGGTGGAAGCAAACTGGCGGTCGTGGGCGAATGATCCGTTCTTCTACTGCGATTCAGAGCGCATGCTCTCGTTCCCGCAAATGATGCAACTCGGATTCCGGCACCACCTCATTGACGGTGATGCGCTTTCGATGCTGCATTGGCTGCCTGATCGCATCGCGGTCGGGCGCGCCCGGTACGCGACAGCGGTGCAGATTATGGATCCGGATCGTCTCTCCAACCCGCAGCAAAATTTCGACCAGCAGGCTTTGCGTGGGGGCGTGGAGGTCGATAGCTACGGCGTGCCAACCTGGTATCACATCCGGCGCGCTCATCAGGGGGATTGGTTCAGCGCTGGCGATAGCGTGCGATGGGATCGCATCGCGCGCGAGACGAACTGGGGGCGTCCGATTGTGGTGCATAGTTTCGATCATGATCGGGCGTCGCAGCATCGAGGGGTCGGCTTTCTCACGCCGGTGATCCAGCGGTTCAAGATGCTGATCAAGTACGACAGCACCGAGCTGGATGCGGCCATCATCAACGCATTCTTTGCTGCCTACATTCAAAGCCCGTTCGATACGGATCTCGTCGAGGAAGCCCTGGCGGGGTCGGACAAGGTCAGCGCATACCAGCGCGAGCGCTCGGAATTCCACCAGGAGCGCCGCACTCGGTTGGGCGATGCCGGGGTTACACACCTGTACCCGGGCGAGACGATCGGCACTGTTGCCTCGAGCCGGCCGAGTGGCAACTTTGCTTCGTTTGAAAGCGCCATGTTGCGGCATTTTTCCGCAGGGACCGGACTGGCCGCGCAGCAGATCAGCCAGAACTGGGCGGAAGTGAACTACAGCGCGTATCGGTCTGCGATGCTGGAGGCGTGGAAGACCTTCGCCCGTCGGCGGATTGGCTTCGCGTCCGGTCAGGCCCACCCGATTTATTGCGCATGGCTGGAGGAATCCATGGACGTGGATGACTACCCGATGCCGAGAAACGCCCCTGAATTTATCGAAGCGCGTGCGGCGTATGCGCGCGCCAAGTGGATGGGGCCGGGCCGAGGGTTGGTCAACATCGTCAAAGAGCGTCAAGGCGCGTTGTTGGGCATCGACGGCGGCATGTCCTCGCTTGAGGATGAGTGTGCGGAGATATCCGGCACCGACTGGCGCGACGTGGCCGACCGGCGGGCTATCGAAATCGAACGCTACGAGCGACTGGGCTTGCCCGTCCCGGCAGTGCTTCAGGGGTTGGATTCGAAAGACGCCGCCCAACTACCGGAGGAAAAATAAATGCGTTTTGCGCACTTAGGCCAGCGGCTGTTCAACACGCCGCTGGCGATTCGTCAGGACAAGGCCGAGGTCATCATGGCCGCGCTCGCCGAGCGGCTCGGAGTCAGCCAGATCATGCGGTTGGACGGCGCGAATTTGCGTCCGATGGCCTGGGATGACTATGACGATGACCTGGTCAAGCCCGGGGAGACGATCCGGGACGCCGGCTACGACATGGTTGGGGATACCCCTGTTGCCTGCATCAAGGTGCAAGGCACGCTCGTGCAGAAGCTTGGGTCGCTCCGGCCCTATTCGGGCATGACTGGCTATGACGGCATCAGGCAGAGCATTCTGAGCGCCCACGGAGATCCTGCGGTCGAGGCAATCGTGTTGGATATTGACTCGCCCGGCGGCGAGGTCGCGGGCTGTTTCGACCTAGTCGACACCATCTACAGTCTGCGGGGCGATAAGCCCATCTGGGCCATCTTGACCGAGTCAGCCTATTCGGCGGGGTATGCGATCGCCAGTGCAGCTGACCGCATCATCGTGCCGCGCACCGGTGGGGTCGGCTCGATCGGCGTGATCGTGATGCACGTCGATCTGTCCAAGGCGCTGACCGCGTCAGGGGTTGCTGTGACGTTCATCACCTACGGCAGCCATAAGGCGGACTTCCGCCCCGAGCTGCCGCTATCCGAAGCGGCCCTGAGTAGTGTTCAGGCCGAGATCAACACGATGGGCGAGCTGTTCGTGGGAACTGTTGCCCGAAATCGAAATATCGCGCCGGATTCCGTGCGCGACACACAAGCCGCCTGCTTCATGGGGGCGGCCGGCGTCAGCCGCGGCTTGGCAGACGCAGTCATGGCGCCCGACGCCGCATTTCTCGAACTGCTGGACCTGCTGGGCCGGTAAACAACCTGTGAGACTACTGCAATGAAGAAACCTTTCTCTTCTTCCCCCTTTGCCTCGCTGTTGGGCCTGGGTCGCGCTCGTAGCGCCCGTGCTGAACAGGACGACGAGGACGACAAGGACAACAAGGACAAACCCGACGACGAGCGTAAGCAGCGGGAGGGCGAGTCCGACGACGACTATGCGAAGCGCATGGAGGAACTCGACCGCAAAGACGACGAGCGCGACGACGTGCTGGAAAACGGGGAAGACCCGGACGCCGAATCCGAAGACGACGGCGATGACAAGGAAAAAGACCAGTCGAAGAAGGCGGCCCGGGCCGCCGAGCGGGTTCGTTGCGCCCGCATCGTGGCCCATGGACTGCGCCATGGAGTCGCCCGCCAAGCCTGCGTGTTCGCTTTCGACACGAGCATGTCGTCCAAGGCCGCGATCGCGGCGCTGGACGCCGGCCGAGCGGATCAGGCGCCGCCCGCGCGTCGCACCCTGTCCGAGCGCATGCAAGGCACGACCATTCCCAACCCGGGTTCGGGTGGTGGCGACAGCCAAATGACCCTCGCCCAGAAGATCGTCGCTGCCGGCAAGAAGCGCCGCGGCGAGGCTTGATCCCCGCAATTCAGCTATCCAGGAGCAATACTCATGACGCTTCCCGTCAACCCCGTTGGGAACAGCCCCCAACAGCCCGGCATCCGGGCAGATGTCTTCGTCCCCGATCAGCTCATCGCGGGCGGCCTGCAGATCGTTTCGCAGCCCATCATCCTCGCAGCCGGTAAGCTGCCGCGCGGGGCGGTGTTGGGCATGATCGCGAGCAGCACCGCGGTCGCTACCGCCGCCGGCACCAATACGGGCAACGGCACCATCGGGGCCGTCGTCGTTGGTGCCGGTGCGAAGCTGGGGAATTACCAGCTGACCGCTACTGCCGCGACCACGTTCAAGGTGGTCGACCCGGAAGGCACCACGCTCGCAAATGCGGCGGTGGGGACGGCCTACACGCAAGGTGGACTGGGGTTCACCATCACCGCAGGCGCCACGGCGTTCGCGGCTGGCGACACGTTCGTTATCGACGTCAACGACGCAGTCGGCCAGTTCGTCCTCTCGGTGAAGGGGGCGACCGACGGCAGCCAGGTCCCCTCGGCCATTCTGGCTGATTACTCGGATGCCACGGCCGGCCCGGTCAACGCCGGGGCCTATGTGCAGGTCGAGGTCAACGGCCGCGCGCTGCACTACGACCCGAGCTGGACGCTGCCCGCGCTGACCGCGGCCTTGCGCCAGTACGCCATTCACGTCAAGTCGTCGGTCTCGGCCGCTGACCCGACCTAAACCCAAGCGCAACGCATGGAGAAAGGCCCCGCCGAGCGGGGCTTTTTTTGTATACGCCAAGTTCTTTTGGAGATGACGAATGTCCTCTTTGTCCTACACCACGATCGACCTGATCGGGGTCGTTCCGAACCTGAAAACCGCGCAGTCCTTCCTGCTGGACCGCTTTTTCCCCAACATCGTGACCTCCGATACCGAGGAAGTCGCTATCGACGTTGACATCGGCAAGCGCCGCATGGCGCCGTTCGTGTCCCCCCTGGTCGAAGGCAAACTGGTCGAGCAGCGCCGCTTCCAGACCAACAGCTTCAAGCCGGCCTATGTCAAGGACAAACGCGCGCCGGACCTGCTCAAACCGGTACGCCGCATGATCGGTGAGCGCATCGGCGGTGACCTGACGGGCGCCGAACGTGAAATGGCCAACCTGGAAGCGGAGATGACCGACCAGGTGGATATCCTGACGCGCCGCCTGGAATGGATGGCCGCCTGCGCGTTGCGTTCGGCGCAGGTGACCATCGAGGGCGAGGGCTTCGAAACCGTGATCGTCGATTTCGGGCGTGATGCCTCCCTGACCGTCGCCCTGACGGCCGGCCGCAAGTGGACTGCCGCCAATATCGCCGCGGGCACGGCATCGCCGACGGGTGATATCGAGGCCTGGGCAACCCGTGTCCTCAAGAGCTCGGGCGCTACGGTTTCGGAGCTGGTGTTCACCCCGAGCTCGTGGGCTGGCTTCAAGCTCGACCCGGAACTGAAGGGAGCCATCGTACTGCCCGCCCAAGCCTCGTTCGGCAACGCGATCAACCCCGGCACCGAGATCAAGCAAGGCGCGGTGTACAAGGGCAAGTGGGGCCAGTTCGACCTGTGGCTGTACAACGACTGGTTTGTGGACGAGAACGACGTCGAGCGTCCCATGCTGTACGACGGTGATCTGATCATGTCCGGCCCCAACCTGCAGGGCACGCGCGCCTTCGGCATGATCAAGGATCCTGCTTTCAATTATCAGTCGCTGCCGTTCGCGCCGAAGACCTGGATCCAGGACGACCCGGCGCAGCGATTCCTGATGATGCAATCGGCTCCCATCGTTATTCCCAGCCGGGTGAACGCCTGCCTGTCGGCCAACGTCTGCGACCCGGTGGTGGTCTGATGAGCGGCGCCAATACTCCGAAAGACAAGGCGCCGACTTCGGCCAAGCTCGTTAACGCCGTCGTGGCGCACGGGCGCGTTCTCCTGAAGGAAGACGGCGAGTCGCTGGTGGCCGGCGACGAGGTCGATCTGCCGGCAAGCGAGGTCGATCGGCTGCGGCAGCTCGGCTTCCTGGAAGACCCGGACGCGCCGGTGATTCGTCGGGACAACGGCCCGCGGTTCGGGTCCGCTGCCGGCCCGCAGATCCGCCGAGGCTGACATGGTTGATTTCGACCAGGTCAGCCAGGCCATTAACACTGCGTTTGGTGAAGAGCTGGCCTATCAACCTGCAGGCGGCGCCAAGGCCAAGGTCGTGCCGGGCGTCTTCACCGACGCCTACAAGACGGCATTCCAGGACGGCCAGGGCGGCGTCGGTTGGGTGACGACCGCACCGAGTGCGGGCTTTCGCCTGGCCGATCTGCCGCGGCCGCCTGCGAAGGATGACCGCATCACCCGGAAGAAGACGGGCGAATCGTTCCTCGTTTTCGAACAGCAGCCGGATGGAATGGGCTGGGTACATCTGAAATTGAAAAAGCTATGACGACGACAAACCAGCTGCGCGCGCTGGCCGTGCAGGCGCTCACGAACACCACCGACGCAGGTTCGAGGGCATATTCGCCACGCGATCAGGCCACCTGGGATGGAGAGTATCCCGTCCTGTTCGTGCGAACGAACGATGAGGACGGCGTGTCGTTCGGTCGAAGCGGTGCCCCGGCCTTCACAGTGACCTCGGCGCTCGTGGTCGAGGCCCGGGCGAGTCATCCCGGGGAACTGGACAACGCCGGTGCTGCAGCCCTGCAGGTCGCGTTGGAAACCCTCCGGGATCAGATTAAGGCCGCGGTCATCAACTACCCGCCGCTGATGCAGGAACTCAATCAGTTTTCCTACTTCCGCACGCGCATTACGCGGGGACCGGAAGAAGCCGGGGATCACTTGGGCGCCGTCCTGGTTGAACTGGGCCTGGAGTTTGTGCAGGGTCCGGAGGACTTCTTCCCCGTTCCCACCAATCCGCTGGAAGGGGTGGATACCCGTGTTCAGGTGCCGGACGGCACAGCTGTGCCCGGCTTGGATCTTGACCTTCCGCAATAGGAGCTTTGCATGTACATCAAACCTCGCCCGGGACTGACGGTGTTCGACCCGGTACGCAAACAATTCATGCCTGAAGAGGGCATGCCCGTGGACGGAAACGACCTGTACTGGGCCGCGCGCTTGCGCGACGGCGACGTGGTCGAAGCGGTCGCCCCTGGCGCCCAAAAGTCGGCCACCAACGAGGTGCCGCCGGCACCGCCCAATAAGGGGGGCAAGTAAATGATCCAGTTTCCCAACATCCCGCAGAACCTGCGGGTGCCGCTGTTCTACGCCGATATCGACCCGAGTCGCGCGAACACCGGTCAGATCAACCAGCGGGCGCTGATCATCGGTCAGATCACGGCCGCCGGCACCGCGGTTCCCGGCAAGCCGGCGATTTCCCAGGGCGCCAACGAGGCGAAGGTGCTGGGCGGCCAGGGTTCGATGCTGGCGCTCATGACGGCCGTATATCGCGCGCGTGACAGCTTCGGTGAGGTCTGGTATCTCCCGGTGGCTGACGATGCGTCGGCCACCGAAGCCAAGGGCGCAATCAGCTTCACTTCGGCCGCCACTGCTACCGGCGTGCTGTCCTTGTACATCGCGGCATTCTCCGGTTCGCCGGTGGTGTCGCTGGTCTGCACACCGAGCATGACGACTGCTCAACTCGCGACGGCGCTGTCGGCGCAGATCAACGCCGCCGCAGATCTGCCGGTTTCGGCCGCGGTTGATACGGTGTCCACCACGAAGGTGAACCTGACGGCCAAGAACAAGGGGCTGGCGGGCAACGACATCGACGTGCGCCTGAACTTCTACGGCGCACTGAGCGGCGAAGCGCTCCCTGCGGGGCTGGGCGTCACCATCACCCCGATGTCCGGCGGGCAGGTCAATCCGACGCTGACCACTGCGCTGGCGAATCTGGGCGACATGACCTTCGACTTCATCGCCATGCCGTACAACGACGCCGCTTCCCTGAATGCCGTCAAGGCATTCCTGTCCACGACGACCGGCCGCTGGAGCTGGTCCAAGGGCCTGTATGGGCACGCCTACGGCGGATTCCGCGGCACGCTGGGTGAATGCCATACCTTCGGCGCCACCCGCAACGACGAGCATGTGTCCATCATGGGGTTCAACAATTCGCCGACGCCCTCGTGGATCCTGGCCGCTGATCTGACGGCAGCAGCGGCGATATCGTGCCGCGCAGATCCGGCCCAGCCGATGCAGACTGTGCCGCTGGCGAGCTTCCTGCCGCCGCCGCTGGAGTCGCGGTTCCAGCTGACCGACCGCAATACGCTGCTCTATACGGGCATCAGCACCTTCACGGTGGCGGACGATGGCACGGTGGCAATCGAAAACCTCATTACGACCTACCAGCTGAACGCGTTCGGCCAGCCGGACAACAGCTATCTGGAAGTCGAGACGATGAACACGTTGGCGGCGGTCCTTCGGCGCCTGAAGCTGGTGGTGACCTCCAAGTACGCCCGCAAGAAGCTGGCGGCCAACGGCACGCGGCCGGCGCCAGGGTCCAACATCGTGACGCCCAGCACCATCCGGGCCGACCTGACCGCGGACTACCAGTCCATGCAGGATGACAGCGGCTGGGTGCAGGGGGCTGACGTGTTCGCCAAGGGCCTGATCGTGGAGCAGAACCGTACCAACCCCAACCGGGTGGACGTGCTGTATCCGGCAATCCTGATCAACCAGTTGCGCATCTTCGCCCTGCTCATGCAGTTCAGCAATATCGTGCCGGCCAGCGAGGCCGCCAGCGCGTAAACCCGCGCGGCTGTGGCATAGCGCCGCCTTCGGGCGGCGTTTTCATTTATAGGAGCCGATTATGGCGAATCTGTTGGCCGGCACCGCGCAAATCACGGTGGACGGCAATTCCTACATGTTGGAAGGGGCGGCGAAGTACAGCCCCTCCACCGTTACCCGCACCAGCCTGGTGGGCCAGGACGGATACCACGGCGTCAAGGAAATGCCGGTCGCTGGCTCGATTTCCTTCACTGCCCGCGATGCGGGGAGTCTGACGGTTTACGACTTCAACCGTATGCGCAATGCGACGGTGGTGCTGCAGCTCGCCAACGGCAAGACCGTGGTGGGCCGCAGCATGGCCTGCGTCGATGCGCAGGAGGTCGACACCACTGAAGCCACCTTCGATGTCAAGTTCGAAGGTCCCCTCGTTTCCGAACAGACCGTGAGCTGATATGCCGAAGAAAGAGATTCCCGACGAACTGACCATCGCCCTGCGCAAGCCTGTCACCCTGGGCCAGGGGGGCGATGCCGAAACCTTCACCGAGTTGGGTCTCCGCGAACCGATCGTGGAGGAAGTCCTGTCTTTCAACAAGGACAGTTCGAAAGACGCCGGCGATGCGCTGCGCAAGCTCATCGGCAAGGTGTCGGGGGTTCCGATTGCGGTGATCAACCGCATCGGGGCGCGCGACTTCACCACGGCGGCCAACTACCTGACTTCGTTCATGGCTGGCGACGAAGACGAGGCCGACGCCGGAGACGAGGATTCCAGCGTGGGAAAGTAGTCCAGCCAGTGCCTGATTGGGGCCTGATGGCGGCGGCTACGGCGAAGTTTTACGCCTGGCCGCCGCGTGACGTCCTCGGGCTACGGCTGAGTGAACTGCGGTGGTGGCACGACATGGCAGAGCGCTTGGAGGCACAACATGGCCAATGAACTGGCATTCCGAATCTCGGCGATAGATAACGCGTCGAAGGTGAGCAACAAGGTCGGGGACTCATTCTCGCGCATCGGGGATAGAGCTGCCCGTATGTCGGGGCGCCTAACGAGTATCGGCAAGACTGGCGCTACGGCGCTCGGAAAGATCACGTCAGGCCTGAATTCGATTTCGCAGGGCGCGCGAGCTGCCGCCGATCGCATTTCCTCGATCATCCCCGGTATGTCTGCGCTTGTCGGCCTGGCCGGCGCGGCCGGCGTTGGAGCGCTGGCACAACGATGGGGCGACTTGGGATCGAGCCTGCAGAGAACCTCGCGCCAGGTGGGCATGTCGACGCGGGGCCTGCAGGCTTGGCACTACGCCGCCAAGCGGGCCGGTGTGACCGCCGAGCAGTTCGACCAGAGCATGCTGTCGTCGCAAAACACTATTCGAGAGGCCGCCTTTGGGGCCAATCCGCAAGCCATGATGCTGTTGTCGCGGCTGGGAGTGAGGATATCCCGGGGGAAGGACGGCCAGATCGACTACGAGCGCACCCAGCACGACATCATGACCGCCCTGGGGAAGATCAAGAACCCCGCTGGTCAACGTACCGCTGCGGATGCACTGGGTATGGGGTCGCTGTTGCCCATGATCCAGCGGGGAACGTTCGACGCCGACCGTGCCGAGGCTGGAAAGCGGGGCTACATCTTCGGGGAAGAAGCGATCGAGCGCGCCTCGGCCTTCCAGGACAAGATCAACGGTTTGAAGGCCAGCACGGGCGCCCTTGCCAATACGATTGGCGACAAGCTCATTCCTGTCCTGACGCCAATGATCGAGAAGCTGACCTCATGGCTGGATGAGAACCGCGTGAACATCGCGGACCGACTGGCCGAGGCGGTCGGGAAGCTGACCTCGTGGATCACCAGTATCGACTGGGGGGCGTGGTACGACCGCGTGAACAAGATCGCCGACGCGTTTGGCGGATGGGGCAACGTGCTGGCTGGCATTGTCGCCATCAAGTTCGCGGCAACGTTGGCCGATTGGGGGCTTGCGATAGGCACGCTTGTTGCTAGTCTCACGGCGGCCGAGGCTGCTGCGGCGGCGCTCAAGGCGACGGCCGGCGGCAGCGCTGCAGCTGGCGCGGCTGGAGCCGCAGGCGCGGGCGCTGCTGCCTCACGTGCGCCGTGGCTTGCACGGTTTTTGAATCCGTATGCGGTCGGCGCTGGGGCGCTGTTTTACAGCAAGGACCTGAACGCGGGTGAGGATGCGACGCTGGCGAGTGCCCGGCGAGCGCAGGGCAAGAGCTATCTGACCCCCGGGGAATTCGCGCCCGGAGGAACGAACGACCCGAAGATCCTGGACATTGCTCAGAAGTTCATGGGTATGGGATGGAGCAAAGAGCAGGCCGCCGGCATCGCCGCGAACATTCTTCAGGAGTCCGGCGGCAATCCCTATAGCGTCGGGGATGGCGGCAAGGCCTACGGGATCGGTCAGTGGCACCCGGACCGCCAAGAAGACTTCAAGCGAGTATTCAAACGTGACATCCGCGACTCGACACTCGATGACCAGTTGAAGTTCTTCGATTGGGAGCTGCGCAACGGCCCGGGCCAGCAGCGGGTAGCTGGCGACCTGTTGGCGCGTGCGACCAGCGCCAACAGGGCTGCGGCCATCGTGTCCCAGTACCACGAGCGTCCTGCGGACGTGGAAGGGGAAAAGTACAAGCGCGGAATCATGGCAGACCGGATTTTTGGGGCCATGGGCGGCGGCGCCGCAGGATCTACCCAAGCGGCCAATCCCGCGCTGGGCGCGGCTGCAGGAGCGCCGGGCATGGGCAACGGCCCGGGCTTCGATGGCCTCAAGGATGCGCTGGATGCTTCTCTGCAGAAGCTGACCTTGCAGGTCAACGTATCGGCGCCACCGGGTACACGCGTCGACACAAACAGTGGTGATGGCGCGGGCATGTCGGCACGCGTGAACTATTCAATGGGCCTGGGGGCTATGCCATGAAAATCTCGGACGTCGTACAGGTCGCAGGCAGCATTGGCGGCGTCGCGAACGCCGTTGGCGACCTGCTGGGGCCTGGCGCCGGCAGCTGGGAGGCTTCGCTGCAGCAAGCTTCCTATGGGGGCGTTCCGTTCGGTGTGAACGGGGCGCGCCTGCACGCTGGTCGCCGTCAGGCAGTCCATGTGTATCCATATCGGGATGAGGTATGGGCAGAGGATCAGGGGAAGCTTCCCAGGCAGTTCCGGATCCACGGGTTCCTCATCGAGGACAGCGCCATCTATGGGGGAGGCGGCGTAGTCGGCCAGCGTGAAGCCTTTCTGACTGTCTGCGAGACCGCCGGGCCGAAGACGCTGGTTCATCCGACTCTGGGGACCATCGCGAACGTTGCGTGTCTGGATCTGGAGCTGGAGGAGCGGAAGGACCTGGGGCGCGTATTCGAGTTCACGATGTCGCTGATCGTCAGCGGCGAACGGAAGTATCCGCAAGCTGGTGAATCGACGGGCGACCAGGTTAACAAGGCTGCGGATGCCGTTCGAAAGGGTAGCCTGCTGGACATGGCGCGCAAGGTCGCTGCGGCGATCAGGCAGGGCGTTGCAGTGGTTCGCCAGGTCGTCAACACCGCGGTGCGCTACTACCAGATGGCGGTTGGAATCGTCAACGGCGTCCGACGCGTATTCAATGCTGTGTCGAGTCTGCGCGGCAACTTCGGTCGGCTATTTGGTGGCGGGAATTCGGGCTTCCTGACGTCCAATCGGAAGGCTTCCAGCAGCGCGTCGGCGGCCGATCTGCTGACCGCCAATGTGGCCGCCAGTGCGGCCGTGGTTGCTGCAGGCGTCAAGCTGCAGCAGGCGGCCGCGAATATCGCCGATACGTCGGCATATGGCGATGCTGCGAATGCATTCGTGCAATCTGTTGCCGCGACGGCTGTTGACCCCGCGGATGGCATGGCGATGCTTGGCCGCCTGGCCGTGTTCCAACCTGCCGGCGAATCTACCGAGTCTCCTATCGGGCAGGCCATTGCAACTGCCAACGTTGCATGTTCGGCCCATCTTCGACGCGTGGCAATCGCAGCATTGGCCCAGGCGGCGGCGGACTATCAGCCGTTCTCGCAAGAGGATGCCGCGAGGGTGCAGACGGACGTTGTCGGCATTTTGGATTCCGAGATCCTGATTGCTGGCGATAGTGGTGACGACGCCAGCTACGACGCATTGCGTCAGCTCAGGAAGGCCGTCGTTTCCGACCTTCAGGCAAGGGGGGGCAATCTGGCACAGATGGGGGCGTTTTCCTTCAACGCCTCCCAGCCCGCGCTGGCGCTGGCAAATCGAATCTACCGGGATCCGGCGAGAGCCGGAGAACTTGTGCGCCAGGTCAATCCTATCCACCCGGCGTTTATGCCGCCCCAGTTTGAGGCACTGTCGAAATGAATGGTGATGATCTGACGCTGCGTGTGTCCACTTCGACCCGTGTCGGACGGGGCTATGAGCTGTCCAATACGCGCGTTCTCGGGGGGTGGCAGGAGGTGCGGTTCACGAGAGGAATCGAGCGATGCCCCTCTGATTTCCTGGTGAAGATGACTGACCGCTATCCCATCGCGACGCGGCCGGATATGCAGGTACAGCCCGGGGATTACTGCGAAGTGTTCCTCGGAGAGGATCGCGTTTCCACTGGCTGGGTCGATCGCTTCGTGCCATCGTTCACCGACGGGGCGCATTCGGTCACGTTGGTTGGCCGTAGCAAGTGCCAGGACATCGTGGATTGCGCGGCAGTTTTCGATGGATTCCAACTCACCAATGCGAGCGCGCTGTATATCGCTCAGACGCTTTGCGCACCGTTCGGGATCAAGGCGAGCCTAGCCGAAGGTACGAACCAAGGCGCACCCATCGAGCAGGTGGTAATCATCGCGGGCGAGAGCGCGTATGACATCCTGGAGCGGGTTTGCCGATATCGTGGCCTCCTGCTGTACGACACGCCATCGGGTGATCTTCTGCTGTCGGGCATTGGGCTACAGGCCGCGGCCAGCGGATTCCAGGAGGGCGTGAACATTGGCTCGGCCGTCGCCTCGTACTCGATGGATCAGAAGTTCAGCGACTACTACGCGATTTATCAGGGGCTGGACCAGTTCAGCGATGTTGGCGGCGCTCCTAACCAGATCGCGCATCTGGTCGATGAAAGCGTGCCTCGATATCGGCCGCGGGTTGTGCTGTCGGAGAACCTCCTGGGCGGAAGCATGGTGGCTGAAGACAGGGCCAAGTGGGAAATGTCTCGGCGGCAGGGGCGGTCCTTCTTTGTCCGGCTGAACACCGACAGTTGGCGGGATTCGGCGGGGGCGCTGTACACGCCCAACACGATGGCTTCCCTTGCGATCCCGTCCTTGAAGCTGGGATCCGAGGCCGCACCTGTTTCGTGGTTGATCGCCGAGACGACCTACAACCGTGGACGCGCAGGTACGACCTGCGACGTGGTGCTGATGCCGCCGCAGGCCTTCTATCAGCAGCCCTTCATCTGGGCTCAATTCGCACCGGACCAAGTGGTGGGGTGATATGGAACAAGCAATTGAAAGGCTGTGGCGCCGGCTTCAGATGGTGGTTGGGCGCGGTGTTGTCACGGCCGTGGATGACAGCGGGCCGGTGCAGCTGATGCAGGTGAGGGCCAGCGGGTTGGAAGTGGCGGACAGGCGGGTGCGTCCGCAGGAATTCGGCCTTACGTCGAATCCGCCGGTGGGGTCTGACGCTGCTCTGGCAGCGGTGTCGGGCGACCGATCATCCACCATGGTGGTCGGCGTCAACCATCAAGGGAGCCGGCCGCGCGGCCTGCTGGCCGGTGAAACGAAGCTGTACAGCCAAGACGGAAAGTATGTCTACCTTACCGCCGATGGCGGGATCGTCGTCGAGGCCAAGGGCCAGGATGTGGTCGTGAACAACGCGAACAACGTGACCTGGAACCTGAGCGGAAAGTTGACCATCGTCGCGCCTGGCGGGATCGACCTGCAGACGCCCATGCTGAAGTCGACGGGCGACATGCAGGACAACTACGAGTCGAACAGTCGAACCATGAAGGGCATGCGGGACGTGTTTAACGTCCACCAGCATCCCGTCAAGAACGTCCAGGTGGGCGGATCGACCGTGACCTCTGACAAGCCCGAGGTGCCGCAATGAGCGATATCCGAACAGTTTGGGATGCTGCCGTTGCCCGCGGTGATTGGATGTTGTCGGAAGGCGCGCTACTCACCGGGGCGGATCTTTCGACTGCCATGCTGGTCAGCGTCTTCACCGACGCGATGGCAGCCCCGGATGACGTCATCCCGGATGGAACAGGAGATCCTCGGGGGTGGTGGGGAGACCAGTTCGATCCCGATGCCCCCCTGGGCAGCAAGCTCTGGCTCCTGGAGCGCGAAAAGCAGACCCAGACGACGCTCAATCGTGCCTACGACTATCTGGCCGAGGCGTTGAGGTGGCTGATTGATGATGGGGTTGTGGCGCGCTTCGACATCAGCGTGGAGTGGGTCCGAGAGTCTTTCCTCGGCGCCCAGATCATTGCCTATTCGCCTGGCGGTGATTCCCTGCACACAGGGAAGTACCTCTGGGCATGGAACGGAATCAACTGATATGCCATTTTCTCGTCCTACGCTGTCAGAACTGAGAAATCAGGTTCTGGCGGATATCAACGCCACCCTGGATGGTGCGAATGCACTCCTGCGCAAGGCTGTCCTGCGCGTGCTGGGCGTCGCTCAAGCCGGGCTTGCCCACCTGCACTTCGGCTATATCGACTGGATCTCCAAGCAAGCCGTCCCGTGGACCGCGACAGACGAGTACCTGGCGGGCTGGGGGGCGATGAAGAATGTATTCCGGAAGGACGCCGTAGCGGCCGTGATTTCGGCCCAGTTCACCGGGACGGGTGGAGTCGTCATCAGCGCCGGAATCGAAGTCAAGCGGTCGGATGGAACGGCCTACACGGTCGATTCGACTCAAGCGGTCGGTGAGGACGGCAAGGCGGTTGTCGTCCTGCGAGCGGCAGGGGCTGGAGCTGCGGGGAATTGTCCGGCCGGCACGCCTGTGACGCTTTCCTCGACCATCGCGGGCCTGCAATCCACAGGCACAGTCGTGGGCGCGATCGCTACCGGGGCGGATGTGGAGTTCCCGGACGCATACAGCGAGCGCGTCATTGCCGCGTATCAGGAGACGCCACACGGTGGCAATGCGGATGACTACGTTCGCTGGGCGCTGGCCGTTCCAGGGGTAAGCCGGGCCTGGTGCTCGCCCAATGGCATGGGGGCGGGGACGGTCGTTCTGCGATTCATGATGGATACAGCGCAGTCCCAACACGGCGGATTCCCCCAGGGCGCCGATGGGGTATCGCAGCACGATCAGGGGCCTGATGCCTTGCCGCGCGCCGCAGTGGCAACCGGCGACCAGCTGGTGTTGGCTGACGCGCTGATTGGCCTGCAGCCCGTTACCGCCCTCGTATTTGCGTGCGCGCCGGTGGACAACAGCCTGCATTTCAAGATATCCGGGCTGTCGGGCGCCGGCACGGCGACGCGAAACGCAATTTCTGCCGCGTTGGCTGACGTGCTGTTTCGTACAGGAGATGCCCGCGGCGGGACGATCAACCGCAACGATATTGAGGGCGCAATTAACAGCGTTTCTGGCGCTTCAGGCTGGCTTTTGGTCGAGGTGGCCGGGACAGTTAGTGGCGTTGTGACGGTATACCCGGGCAACGTCACGAACCTGATCGGGCAGCTGCCAACGCTTGGCGGCGTCACGTACCTATAGGGGCGAGGAATGGGCTTGAAACTACGCGCGGGAGACTTCCTCCAGGCGTTCATGAGTCTCTTGCCACGGGGGCGGGTCTGGTCGCGGGATGCAAGCAGCGTCCAGAGTCGCGCTTTGCTTGGCTTGGTGACGGTTTACGAAGTCAACACGGCTCGCGCAAATCAACTTCTGGTTGACGCCTTCCCTGGCTCAACCTACGAACTCCTTCCGGAGTGGGAATTAACGCTGGGGCTGCCGGACCCTTGTGCAGGACCGGCGCCGACGATCCAAGCCCGCCGGGCGCAGGTCGTCGCGCGGCTTACGGCCACTGGCGGCCAGTCGATACCGTACTTCACCGGATTGGCGAAGCGTCTTGGTTATGACGTGGCGGTGAGGCAATTTATGCCATCCCGATTTGGAAAGCGCTTCGGCACGCCTTTTGGTGGGGAGGACTGGGCGCACGCCTGGCAGGTGAACGCGCCTACCTTCACCGTCAACCGGCTTCACTTCGGCGACTCGTTTGGCGGCCCTTTCGCCTACTGGAGTAACAACGTTCTGCAATGTGAACTGCTGGCTTCAAAGCCCGCGCACACATTGCTCAATTTCTCGTATTCGGAGCAGACCTGAATGGACCTTCTGATTGCACCCTACACCGTCACCAAGGAGCAGGCCGATGCGGCTCCTGCCACCGGCACGCCTGGCTGGGCTACCGATGGCAATCCTTCGACGAACAAGCCTGCAACGCAGTGGCCCGCCTACGCATTTAACGCGATGCAGGAAGAACTGGTCGCTTTAATTCAAGGCGGGGGCCAGACATTGAATCGTAACGACAACACCCTGTTGTTCAAGGCGGTGAAGGCACTCATTGAGTCTAATCTGGAGCGCTTCGCACCGTTGGAGTCGCCAGAGTTCACTGGTACACCAACTGCGCCCACGCCTGTTGTTACAGATAACTCGACGAAGCTCTCCACCACTGCGTTTGTGAAATCTGTCGTCGCTGGCGTCGCCGCGGTTCCGGCAACAACATTGGTTTCTGGAATCTCTCGGCGCGCTACGACGCCGGAGGCTCAGGCGCTCACCAGTAGCGACACGACGCTCAGCCCCGCGTCGTTGAGAGCGGCATTTCAGGGTACTAACTATTCGGCCACGTTCAACGGATTCCAGATCCTGCCGAGTGGGATCATTGAGCAGTGGGGGGTTGTCGCGCTCGTCACGTTACCTGCGAACAGC